TGAAGAAAAAAAACTTGGCCTCGACGAGTTGCAAGCCTTTGCCAACGTCCTCCAGAATGAGAACAACAATGTCTCTGACCGTTGGAAAGCCGACATGGTGTCGGATTCATGGCTGTCAAAAAACATTCGCCCCGGCACCTTGATATACATCCTGAGCGCGTACGTGCTCTTTGCATTGTTGGACGGTGCAGGGTACAAGATCAGCGAAACCTACGTCCAACTTCTTGGCCAGTGGGGTCTGATTGTGATGACCGCCTACTTCGGTGGCCGCAGCGTTGAGAAGATCATGGAGATTCGCAGGGGGAGTAAAGAATGAGCCTCGTCGCTGATCAAGCTGCTTTCCTCCTCGACATGTGCAAGCTGATTCAGTTTGCTACCGAGCAGGGCTTCACGCTCACTGCTGGCGAACTCTACCGCACGCCCGAGCAGCAAGAGATTTACATGAAAACTGGCCGTAGCCAGACCATGGACTCGCTGCATCTGAAGCGTCTCGCGGTGGACTTCAACATTTTCAAAGACGGTAAGCTCGTGGGAAGCAAGGCTGTCCTTGCCCCGCTGGGTGCTTACTGGGAATCACTCCACCCCCTGAACTCTTGGGGTGGCAACGGTAAAAAATTGGTGGACTGCCCGCACTTCAGCCGTGGGGCAACGAAGCCTGAATGGGTGCGGGTGACCTAACATGCCACTGAAGAAGATACTGCTCAAGCCCGGTGTGAACCGCGAGAACACGCGATACACCAATGAAGGGGGCTGGTATGAAAGCGAGAAGATTCGCTTTCGTCAAGGCACGCCTGAAAAGATCGGTGGCTGGCAGCGTATCTCCTCGGCGACCTTCTTGGGTGTCTGCCGTTCCTTGTGGAACTGGGTGACTCTTGGCGGTATCAACCTGATTGGCGTGGGCACCAACCTCAAGTTCTACCTCGAAGCCGGTGGTATCTACAACGACATCACTCCGTTCCGCGATCAGGTCACGCTGACCAATCCGTTTGAGACATTCAATGGCTCCCCTATCGTAGAGGTGACGGATGCCAACGGCGGCTACATCGACGGCGACTATGTGACGTTCTACGGCGGCACCGCCGTGGGCGGCTTGACCATCTATGGCCAGTACGAGATCACAGTCACTGGGGCCAACACATATACCATCACGGCAAGTTCAAACGCCACGTCGAGCACCACGGGTGGCGGCACGGTTTACGCGCTCTATCAGATCAATGTTGGCCCTGCGTATGTGGTGCCGTTGGTCGGCTGGGGTGCTGGCCCTTGGGGTGCTGGCCCTTGGGGTATTGGCCAAGCGTCTACGGATGCCATCCGCTTGTGGAGCCAACAGAACTACGGTGAAGACCTGATTTTCGGCCCCCGTGAAGGCGCAATCTATTACTGGGATGCCACGTCTGGGTACACACCCATCACGTTTGCTGCAACTGTGGCCACCCCAACGGTAATCACTGCCGCCGCCGAATACGCTGATGGCACACCTTTGCGCTTTGCACCTGATGCTGGGGCCACGTTGCCAGTCGGTATTGAGCCGGGCAAGCTGTATTACGTTGAGAATGCTTCGGGTTCGTCGTTCAACATTTCTGAAACCTATGGTGGGTCGCTGGTCGCTGTCTCTGGCCCGGCTGTGGGTACTTGTCGAATTTTGTCGAACGCCTACCTGCTGTCTGACTACGCAGGGGCTACGGATGTGCCCACGCAACAGAACTACTTGCTGGTGTCCGACATCAGCCGGTTTGTGTTCGCGTTTGGTTGCAACGACTACGGCTCAGCCACTGTTGACCCGATGCTGATTCGCTGGTCTGACCAAGAAGACCCCTACAACTGGACACCCGCATCGACCAACCAAGCGGGATTCTTGCGCTTGTCTCGCGGCTCTGAGATCGTCACGGCCAACCAGTCTCGCCAAGAGGTCTTGGTATGGACTGATGCCTCGCTGTATTCGCTCCAGTACGTGGGCGCACCTGTTGTCTGGGGTGCGCAGATTGTGGGTGAGAACATCTCCATCGTGGGCCAGAATGCTGTGGCGTACGCCAACGGTGTGTCCTACTGGATGGGCAAAGACAAGTTCTACAAATACGACGGTCGCACGCAAACGCTCAATTGCGATTTGCGTCGCTACGTGTTTGAAGACATCAACAGTTCGCAGTACGCGCAGGTGTGCGCGGGCACCAACGAAGGTTTCAATGAAATCTGGTGGTTCTACTGCTCTGCAAACTCGACCGATGTGGACAAGTACGTGGTCTACAACTACCTTGAAAACGTCTGGTACTACGGCAACATGGCGCGTACCGCATGGCTGGACTCCGGCTTGCGTAACTACCCGCTGGCCGCAACGTACCTCAGCAATCTCGTGAACCACGAGCAAGGTCTGGACGACAACTCCACGGCAACCTCGCTGCCTATTTCGTCATGGATTATTTCGTCACAGTTTGACTTGGATGACGGCCACAACTTCATGTTCGTGTGGCGCGTACTGCCTGACATGACCTTCGAGGGTTCGACTGCTGACGCGCCAAGCGCCACGATGTACCTGTTGCCCTTGAAGAACTCGGGCTCTGGGTATTCTGTGAACAAAGCCACGGATGCCAACCACTCTGTGGCCAACGATAGTTTTGCCACGATCACTCGAATTGCGGCACTGCCCGTTGAAGAATACACGGGGCAGATTTTCACTCGGGTGCGTGGTCGCCAGATGTCCATCAAGATCGAATCCACTGATCTGGGCGTGAACTGGCAGTTGGGTGCACCTCGTATTGACATGCGTCAGGATGGCCGTCGATGACCGCTGCAATCTTGCAAAAGGTTCCGCCTCCCGCGCTCCCACAAGGGCGCGAGGAGTACGACCGTGCATACCAAGACCAGCTAAACAACGTCCATCGCCTGTTCTACAACCGCCTCACGCAGTCGTTCAACAGCCTAATCAGCCCTGCCATTGGTACGAACTTGCCCGGTGCGGGCTATCTGTACTTCCCGTACGCAGCCATACAGCGCACAACGGATAAGACGTTTACAGCCAACACAGCAACGCAGATTACGTTCAATCAAAACGACTTTCTGTCCGCTTGCACCAACGACGGTACAGACGGCATCCACGTCAATCAGCCGGGCATCTACAACTATCAGTTCAGCGTCCAGTTTGCCAACACAGCGGCGGCCATCCACACTGCATGGATATGGTTGCGCGTGAACGGGGTAGATGCTGAAGGGACGGGTAGCAAGTTTGATGTGCCCTCTAAGCACGGTTCGAGTGATGGATACCTAATTGCCGCCTGCAACTTTTACGTCCAGCTTGCCGCAGGAGACACCGTGGAAATGTGGGCCGCTGTTGAGAACACCTCGGTGTACATGGAAGCCTACACTGCGCAGACGAGCCCGTTTCACATGCCTGCAATACCTTCCGTTGTGGCCACTCTCACGTTCGTGAGCGCCGTGTAACAACACACTGCTTGACGTTGATTCGTGCCACGCTGTGAGGGATACTATGCGTCCCTCTTTACAAAGGTGCGAACATGAACGAACTTGAACTTTTTAACCGGTTAGCGCGTCATGTGCGACCCGCGTTTACCGACTACACACCCATCGAAACGATGGAGGTTCCCTTCCCCGAAACGGGGCTGGACAGTATGGATGGGCTGATGATGCTCATTTATTTGGAAGACATCTACGGTCTTGACGACGAGATCGCCAAGCACTTCACGTTTACGACCCCCGCTGAACTGATGGCGCTTGTACATCAGCACAAGACCCAAGAGCCCGAGTCCGTCGATGCGGCCATGGAGTTGGTGAAATGATTGCACTGACCCATACCCGAACCATCTCCACAGAAGCCACAGAACTGCTTGAGGACATCTCTTTCCCTCAGAAGGTACACTGGCTACCCGACACCTACGCTCGCGTCTCCACGGGCCTGTTTTACCCCCCGCATCGGCTTGCCGAGAAGGTGCTTGACCCCAACCTGATCAAACTCCTGCGGGATACTCCGTCCAAAAAGACGGCGTTCATCTTGGCGGCGGGCAACGCCCACTTTGCTGGCGTACCAGCAAACCCCCGCAATTCCCGCCTGTCATATCAGTACAAACCCTTACCCTTGACGCTGACGCAGGTCTATGCCAGTCGTGTCGCCCAAGCGTGCGGGGCGTCTGATCACATCGTGACCGACTCTACGGCCTGCGCATCCAGCCTCAAGGCGCTCATGGACGTGCAGACTCTGCTGAACTATTACGGGTTTACCCGAGTAGTTGTCCTGTCCGTGGAGGACGCCGTATCGAATCTGGTGTTGGAGTTCTTTGGCGAGACCAAGGCATGTCTGACTGCCAAGCGAGAGGCCGAGGAGGGCATTCTCCCGTCCGCCTTTGATTCCAAGAACGGCAGTTTTCATGTTGGGCAAGGTGCAGTATTTGCCGTCTTTGAATCCAGCGAGGGGATGTCGTTGTCGGGGTTCAAACCGCTTGCCAAACTCTTGGGGGCGTACACCGCCAGTGAGCCTTGCACCAATGCTCTGGGTCAGCTTGATTCTGGGCTGGGGTTTGTCAACGCCGCGCAGGGGGCGATTGAGGTTGCGGGTGTAGCTACCAACGCCGTACGGATTGTCAAAACACACGGGACTGGGACATCATCCAATAACGTGTCAGAACGCAATGCTTTATCGCAAATTCTCCCGGATGGCTTCGTTGCCACTTCCTATAAACCTGTCATTGGGCATACAATGGGGGCCAGTGGGCTGCTGGAAACTGCGCTCTTGGTTGATTCTTTGCGGGAAGGAACCATGCCAGCGATCAAAAACCGGACTGAGGATGACCGTGTGTTCCTATCGGAGCCCCTACCGACCCCTGAAGGATTGGTGCTTAGCCTTGCGGCAGGCATGGGGAATGTTTATTCAGCCGCAGTGCTGTCCGTAGGAGCCTGACCATGCAGCTTGTCGATAGTAACAAAGAAGAATTGGATACCTCTACCATCATTGCACGTGCAGTGGGGGAGGCCAAGGA